GAAATCTTCTTTGGTCAAATCTGATGATCCCAAATCAATCACCGTTGGTGCTTTTGTAGGATCGTTGTTAAATGAAACTATAATCTTTGAACCATCTGCACCGGTAAATTTCTTTTCTAATCTTTTCTGAATATCACGCTGCATCTCCGGTGCTGGCTCACCATTAAAGAAATTTATTAATTTTGTCGCACTGAATCCTGTCTTTGCATTTGTTAATGTGTGCTTTGATACTTCCATATCACTTTCAACATAGTTCATTGCACCAATGTAATTTGGCAAAGGATATGTTCTTAACCCTGGTCTATATTCTTTGAATTGAAATATAGATGCACGGTCCATTTTATTTTCATTAAATGCAGGATATTCTTTCGGCTTGTCACGATTGGTAATCCAATCATTCTTGTAAAAGAATTGTGATCCATCTTCATTTGCTCTTACACGATTGAAATCAAGATGGTAAATTTCAGCAATTTCACCTAATCTGTTTGGAATAATATTTAAGTAAAAACCACCAAATATTTCAATGTCAATTGCACATTTCTTTGCAATGTCATTCAAGCTTTCATTTGCACTGTTCACCTTAAAAATGAATCTATCAGCAACTGGATCTTCAACTTTACAATAGAATCCTTCGCCAAAAATATAGGTTACTTTACCATTGATTATGGCATTGTGCTTTGCCGACTTATTAAACAACTTGATTAAATAGTTTGGATAATCATTATCCTCACCAAAGTAAACATACGGCTTACCTCTAACTTCTTTGAAGTCAGGAATTTTGCTATCATCAAATTTCAAAACTATTATATTATCCTGCATATGTACTGAATGTTGTTGGTGATGAATATTCATCAAATACATTTACCGGTGTTGATGCTATGTTCAAATCCATTTTGCCAAACTCAACAACATTTAAACCTGTAACATTTGTATTTGATGAACTCAATTGCTCATATATTGTGTATGTGTATTTTCCTATTGATGCATTAGCAAAAATGGTAGATGCAAATAAAAACTTGTTGTATCTATATTTGAATGAACTTAAATCTGCACTTGCCGGCTTGATTACATTAATCACTTCTTTTGTAGTTTCATGTATAAAAACAAACAAATAATAAGTATTTGCAAGTGTTGTCAAATCACTTACAGTCACAATAATATTTTTGCTTTGACCTTTTACAAATTGTAACATACATGTATAAATATCAAAACAGCTGTTTTGTGTCAAAAAAAAATCTTCAACTTATTAGGTTGAAGATTTTTTTATTTTTATAGGTTTGGATTCTATGATGTCAATCCTGAGATTATTCCTGAAGAAACTTCCTGTGCAAATGCTGGTTCAGCACCTTCAAATTCTAAAGTGTACCCATTTCTGTCCCCCATTTTTGTTCCGGTTTCACCTTTGATTGTGTTGATTACAAGACCATTTGTTCCACCTAAAAACCAATACTTACCATTACGATCAGCAGCAACACAAACAATTAAATTTTGTGCAAGTAAAGTGATTTCATTTCTTGTATTAGCTTGTAACTTGTTTAAGATGATTGTCAACTTCTGCATTGAATACACTGTTCCATTTTCTTCATTCACTGTCAACGTATCTTCAAATTTGCTTGTTTGCTTGATTAAAGCATACTTGTAGAACTTCTTTCCTGCTGCTTTTGTGATTGCAGTTACAACACCTGAAGCTTCAGTAAATGAAGTCAAGTTTCCTAATTCCATAAAGTAAACTTCTTTCAAACCACCAATCGAATCCCGGCAGTCCAAGTTATATGATTGTGTTAAATTACACGGCATGATATTTTTATTTAATTATTTTAAAATAATGGTGACCACACTTAAGTGATCACCATTTAATTTCCTTATGGTACTAATTTGAAACTTACGATTTCAGCAGGGAACGCAACCTGTACACCTAATTTCCACTCAGAAACAAATCTTACTTCCATTGCTTCTTTCGCATAGAAAATTTCCCACTTGTCTTCTTCACCTAAGATGTCACAACCCATGTAAAGGTTTGAATCTCTGATTGCAAACAATCTGCTTGTACCATCTAAACCATGAATTGCAGTTAACTTGTATGCAGTACCTGGTATTGTGAACTCACCATTCTCGTAAGACAATTGTGAAGCACCATAGTTGAATAAGTTTGCATTTACATATGCATCAACTAATACATCAAAAGTATCCCATCCGCAATATAATCTTACATCTTTCTTACCTTTAACTCTTGCAGGAATTGCATTCTTAATGCCTTTTACAATTGTAAATGCATTTGATACTGTGATACCTGTTGAAACTGTAATACCTGATGGATTACCATTTGCAGAAACTGCAGCAGTATCAATCAATTTAATCAAACCATCAAACTTATTTAAGTTTACGTTTGCAGATGTTGTGTCACCTTGCCATAAAGCTGTTTCTAATTGCTCAGCAATTAACATTGCTTTTAAATCAGTGTATTGCTTTTCGAAAGGAATACCTTCATTGATAGAACCAGGCATTAATGCCAATTGAGTATATTTCGACTCAAGCGTCTTAGGACATAACGACTCGTGAACTTTGAACTTTCCTACAGTCAAACTTCTTTGTGTGAAGCTTGAAGATCCCGAACTATTGAACCCACAAGTTCCACCAGTTTGGAATACTGCATCAGTATCAAGTACATTGATAGTTTCTGATGACTTTACTGAACTCATAACATTACCTGATCCTTGTATGATCTTCTGTGTTTTTGCGTCAAATAAAGATTTGGTTACCAACAATTTTTCATTTTGTATGGTATAATTTGATAATGCTGATACGTCAAATGCCATTGTTTAAATTTTTATAGGGTTAAATTATTTATTTCGGGTTATTATTTATTTTTTAATTTGTTCATTGCATCAACCATTGATTGAAACATTTCTTCTTTATTCTCAGTTTTTTGTGTTGTAAATTGATTTGTTACCATTGCTGCAGGTTGATCAACTGGCATCGTTGCAATTTTCTCCATCATCTGTGTAAGCATTTTGATTGCTTCTTGTTGCTTTGTCATTGCTGCCTGATGCTCAGCAAATTTGCTTTCGTAACCTGCACACTTTGTTTTCATATCAGCCATGTGCTGTGTCATTTCTTCCATCTTCGTTTTCATATCTGCAGCAGCCATATCAGTATTTACTTCTTGATCTTGTGCTTCTTCTGCAGGTGAACTGATTTCTTCAATCACACCATCTTTTGTTTGGATGATTGTTCCGTCTTGAAGTGAATGATCACCATCAGGTGCCGGTGTACCATTTATTGTAACTGAACCGCCAATTGCTAACTTATCACAACTTATTTTTGTACCATCTTGTAAGATGTAATCAGTCAAACCACTAACATCAGGATTTGCAGGTGCAGCCATATCAGGCATTGCAGGTGCAGCCATATCGAATAAAGCTTTTATCTTGTTGATTGTTTCTTGATAATTCATGTATGTTCTTTTTAATTATAAATATCAAATCAATTCGCATGTGTCATTTAAGATTCAATTTCTTCTAGCAGCTGCTTTATTTCATTATACAATTGCTCGGCTGATAATTCTTTTTTCTTGTACTCAAACACCCCTTCAACACTGAATCCTTTAATTTCCCCGGACTTAATCTTTGCCCACACTTCCGGATTGTTCACCTTAACTCCAAGAAACCATGAACCATCCTTTGCATCTTCATAACCTTTCGGTGCTGGTCTGCCTTCTGTAGAATCCACGATGTAAGATTGGAACGCATAAACACCTGTACACTTCTGATTAGGATCATGCATCAAGTTGAAATTCTTATTGAAATCTTTTTCGAAAAACTTCTGTGCAATCTTGTAGATTGTTGCTTTGTCAAATACAACATTGTATTCCCCCAATTGGCTATCGTTACGATATATGGGGACATCGGCCATCATTGCAGGTCCGAAGATTTCTTGCTTATCTTCATTGATAGCACCAAATGATAATTGTATAGAAAACTTTTCACCTTTTGAACCAAGTGCTTTAACAACATCAGCATTGTTGTCATAATGCTTTGTAATGCCTAAATCTTTAATCTTTTGCACTTTTGCTTCATTGCTACCTGTCGCAAATATTCTACTTTCAGGAATACCTAAATCTTTTGCTGTTTGTATCATTCCCGTCAGTTCATTCCTTGCGCTGATGATATAAAGTGTAACTCCTTTGTCAATTAATTTTTTTGCTAGTTCTTTGCCACGTGCAGTTGATAATGTATCATCATAATCAATTGAAATTTTTTCTGCTGCAAAATGTTCGTCCCATAAACCGTTACAAATTGCAACGGCTTGATCAGTATCTTTGCCTTCATTTACAACATAACTTATGCAACGTGGAATGAAATCATCTTTTCTTTCACCTGTATTCGGTTCAACAAATTCACTTCTAAATTGTAAAAAATTACGTTCTATGGCAGGTGCATCTACCATTGCAACTGCATCAACTTGCAATTCAGATGAAAGTTCTTCATCAATTATAAGTAAGTAAGTAGGGATTTTCTTTTCCATATTTAATAAATATGTAGAATCCCGTTTTGTGTCATTTATGCTAACCTGGCAGCACGGTTAATTCTTTCCATTCTTTGTTGTCCTGATGTGATGTCTGATTCAACAACATAAGCACGTGATGCCGTTGCATTCATTGATGCCAGTGTTTGACCTGTTAATGATGTTGTGGTTGTTTGTTCACGTGGCATCAATGGTGCAGAACCAAGATTTGGTGTTACTGGTGTAGAACCACCACCACCACCACCACCACTATTCGGAACTTTAACTGCTAAAATATTTTTAACTGCTGCAAATCCTGTTGTTGCTGCAGATATTACTGCAGGTATTGCCATTGGATAACCAAGCTTCACACCCTTTGCAATACCTTCATAAGTGCTGATTAATGCAGATGCAACAGATATTGCTTTACCTGCTGCAGTTTGTTTTCCAATAACATTGGCAACTCCATCCAATGCGCCCAGGTAAGAATCTAATAATTGTTGTTTAGCTTCATTTTCTTGCTTTTTAATCTCCGTGTCTGCCTTATCTATGTCCTGACCGTTCTTTAAATACGTTGCTTTGTCAATCAATCCTTTATCATAATATTCTTGATTCAATGCCCTTTCTGCATCTAACAATGCACGTCTTTCGTTTGCTTTTAAATTCTGATCTGCTGAAGCTGCTTTTGCTTCATCTAGTTTTTTCTTTGCATCTGCTTTTTCATCATCCGCTTTTTTCTTTGCATCAATTGCTTCCTGTTTCTTTTTTTCTTCTTCTTCTTTCTTTTTTGCTGCTGCTTCTTTATCATTTATTTCTTTAATCTTTGCAGCTTCATCTTTATGATATTGCTCAACTAGTGCAATCTTTTGCTTATTGGTTATTTTTTTATTCTTCAAATCTTCTTCTGCAATCCTTATGTCATCCTTCAATTTAAATTCTGCAATCTTTCTTTCTTTCTCGTATTGATCCGTAATGCCTGCAAGAATTTCTGCTTGCTTTAATTTCTCCATTCTTATTGCATAAGCAGCGTCATTTTCATTTTTCTGTTTAATTTTATCATCCCTTTCTTTTTTCCTTGCTGCTGCTTTATCTGCTTCTTCTTTGTCAAGTGATGCAATTTGTGATGCAGTTTTCTTTCCAATTTTTGCTGATTGTGCAGCTGCATCTTCTGCTGCAATAATATATTTTGATAATTCCTGAACTTTATCTTCATTCACATTTTTCATTGATAGCAATTCTGCCTTTGCTGCCTTCAATGATTCAATAGTGCCTTCTTTAATCTTGCCTATAACCTTATCTCTTGCACCCATTTCCTGTGCAAATTGTTCAAGTTGTACTGCAAGTTTTTGTCTATTCCATTCTGTAACCTGATCAAGTTGTAACTTTTCTTCTTTAGCTGCTTCTCTTAATGCTGCAATCCTTTCTTTAATTGGTCTGTTTGCATCACCTGCAATTTCCCTTGCCTCTTGTAATTTTCTATTTGATGCTGCAAGTGATTCCGCCTGTGCTTTTTGTGATTCATCAAGTTCACGATTAGCTTTTGTTAATCTGCCAAGATTCTGTGATGCTTCTTTTGAACTGATCCCAAGTTTATCACCAAGGAATTCTGCAGCTTTAGTAATATAACCAATAAGAGATACAAACCCATCAATCAATGGTGTAAGTATCGCATTCATAAATGATTCAAAAAT